GACGATCAGCACGCCATTGTGGCCAGGAGACTTCGCAGCGTTGGGGCTACGCCCGGCACACCAGACTCCGCCGAGGCTAAATTCCGTGAATGTCGCCCGGAAGGCCCGGACATAATCCTCGACATCCAGAAAGCCTATCCGGCAACCGGTTGTCTGCGCCACGATGCTGGTATTGTGGAGGTGGAGCGGTCGGTCGATCTTGCGGGTATAAATGTAGTCGATCTGCGTGTTTTGCGGGTTCACGACAATGCCACCGCCCGCGCGTTGCGCCGCCGCTACCAGGCTCAGCCGTCCGCCGAGAACGCCCAAACCGACCTCGACCACGTCGGTGTTAAGCTCTGTGCCCGACGTCTGGATGAAGATTGCATCGAATTGAACAAGGTTGCCGATAACAACGTCTTTATCTGCACCAGTCTGTACGCCAGAGGGAGCAATCGTAGCCCCTTCGGCTATAAGTTTCGAGCCCGCCGCAAGGACTAACCGCGAAACCGCATAGGTTCTCCCCGCTGTGAGGTTCACACGACCTCCGCTGCTTGCAGACAGGTTAGATGCATCAAGTATCGCCTGATAAGCATCTGCCGGGTTCCACGACGGCATCAGTTCCGGGAAGATGTACCCAGAGCCCGCGAGCGCGGCTGCAGCCTCCGCGCGATCAGCAGCCGCCTCTGCGGCAGCTACGATTGCTGCGCTCGCCTGGTCGCTCAACAAACGGAACGTCGTACCTGCGACGGTGCCAAGCACGATCATCCCCGACACCAGACCGCCCGCGATGACATCGTTCCCGCTGTTGGTCTTGATCGTGAAAGGCGTGCCGCCGTTGAAGCTGACAGTGACAGGAGAGCCGGTGTTGGTGTCTGCAATGTTCATCCACACCAGCGCCGAGCTCGACACAGGAATGGAGGTTGTCGCCTGGATAGCGTTGGGAGTGCCAGCCCCGGCATCAGAGGCGATGATGAAGCTGAACGGCAGATCTCCGCGGCGGGTCCACGATCCAGCGTTCGCCGCGCCGACTTTGCCATAGATCCCGTTGTTCGCGACCACAGGATCGCCCAGCACCCATGCCATTGAGTTGGCCGCTTTGGTGAGATCGGCATCCAGAGCGGCTTTGCTGGAATAGATCAGGCCGCCGCCCGTTACGAAGAGTGAGACAAGCCGCTCGAGCTCAGTGCCCCAAACTCCTACCTCCTGCTCGGAGATGGCGCGCGCATTGCCGTTCTCGTCAGCAGACGCAAAGATCTGCTGAGCAAGCTTCGAAAAGATGCCCATGGAAAGCTTCCTAATGTGAGGGTTAACCGCTGCCTTCGGGCGCGGTGACTACGTAAGTGATTGCCGCTCCAGCGGTGCCGTTGCTGGTAAGGCAGCGCGCCCTGTATTCTGCAGCGCCCATGGCGTTGAGCGTTGCCGCTTGGCCCGGTCGAACGTTTGATGAGTCTACGGTTTCCCAATTGAATTCTGGGAATCCGCTGTTCCTTTGCAACTGGAGTGATGCGACCTGAACGTTGTTGGTGGTGAGAACGAACTCCAGTTCGAGGCCTTCGGTCGTCGATGATATTTCTATCGGTGCCCCCGGCACATTATTGTTCTCGACGACGGGACCACTAAAAAGGTCGGAGAAATAGCTGCCGTCATCGCCGTTGAAGACCCGAACGCGCGCGTCGATGGGTTCCCCAAGGAAGTTTCCAGACACGTAAGCGCCCATCGCGGAATATGTTGGATCACCACTTGGTAACTCGCTTTCGACGCTGCCGGGATATTCCGTCATCGCCTGCCATGGTTGAGGCAACCCGCCACTGTAGGTTCGATAGTTGGCTTCAGCGATGTCATATTCCTGCGCTGGCAGCGTGAAGCCGATCCTCAGCTCTTTGCCCCCACCGGGATAGGTGATCTGGATGGCTGCGTAGGGAGGGTTTGGTTTGATCAAATCACTTTCATAGCCAAGCTCTGGGATAACCTCGGGCGGAAGAGCCTCGTCAACGGCAGGGTTCCATGCCGGAAGCAACGGCCAAACCGTGCAAGGAATCTCGACCGATCCGTTCTCGTCATCAATGCGCGGCGCATCCATGCGCACCTTCATGATGTCGCCCAGGTCTGGCTCCTCGATCTGCGCATAGAGGAGACCCCAAGCCGCCAGCCCGACCATGTTAGTCACCATCCTAACGCGATCGGCACGCGCGACAGCGAACTTACGACGTGCGATACGCTGAGCTTGTGCGGCCGATGGACAGAACGGAAGCTCGATGTCGAGGTACTTGGGCCCGTACCGGTCAACCTCGTCCTGAACGACGGCCCACGCAATACCAGCAAGGTTCAAGTCCGCTAGTTCGTAGTTGCGCTCCGGCGAATAATAGCGGACACGGCAGATGTTAGGACGGTCAACTGCCTCAGGGCCTGATTGCCAGCCATAGTCGTACATATCGCGCGGCTCGAAGCTGATCTCCGGTGTCACCTCGTCGTCGATCAGCTCGAAGTAGATTAGCCCGTTTTCGTCCAGCCGGATTTCGAGACCGGCAGAATCAAGGAACTGGTGCATCGTGTCGCCGCGCTCGCTTTCCCATGCCCACATGCCCCAGAGGCGCGACCGCTTCTCTGTGCCTGTCCTAGTGGCCACGGTGGCTTGCGCCTTGACCGCTTCGACGGTAATGCGCGGCCAGTTGAACCGTGCCGATGAGAATGCAGGATCACGCCGCAGCACATGGGCGCAGATCAGAACGGAGTTTTCGCTCCAGACCCAGGTTGCGGGGTTGTCCATCTGGCAGTTTACATCGAACGGGTCATAGATCCGCGAGGCGCGAGCTATGACCTCCGAGTTTGGGGCGCCGTTCTGGTAAAGGCTGAGGTACTTCGGCTCCGTCAGCCCTGGGTTGAAAAACAGCAACTGCGACTGAGCTATACCGCGCACACGATGTGCTGCCGTCCAGAGCGTCGGGAAGTGCGTCATGAGGCCAGCCCATGCGGTCTCCGTGCCTGCTCCGAGTTTGTCTTGCCAATTGGCCCAAGATCCACCAGGGCGAGCCCATGGTGGCGAACTTACATCCCCGTTAGGATCGACTGTGACCTCTCGTCCTCCAAGGAAATATGTCTCGTAGGCATCTACCGGGCCCTGAAGGCGGCAAATCAAACGGCCTCTCGTGCTGCCATCAGTGTTGCCGAAGGCCTGGAGCCCGGCCACACGAACACGCCCAACGCCCTCTATGACCGAACTCTCCCCGGTTTCGAAGGTGTTCTTCGCGTCAGATGGCTTGATGGCGCCGCCACGTGGCCGCTGCGCTCCGAAGAGCGAGGCAGCAACCACCGCGCCGCCGACAATGACATTGGCGGCGATGGTGGCGATCGTGCCGGCCGCCGTAGCCGCGATTGCCGTGCTTGACAGCAGAAAGCCATGGATGGCGGTTGCAATCAGCGAGACTGGATCTGCATGCGCATGGCCCACCATGGCAGCCCACAAGGCGCTGCTGGCAAGCATCAGCTTCTTGAGCTTCATCGGATAGACCAAACCTTCAGGATCGTGCGCTGGCGAGGCTTCAGGACTCGGTAACCCTGCGGCTCAGCCCGCCATGCGAAATAGTTCTCGTCGATGAAGATGCCGCCGCACTGCCCATAGGCGTGCGTCTCGATGATTCCGACGTCCCCGGCTTCCGGCGCGCCGGTTTCCATCAGATGCGTCTCGGCTAGCGCTTCATCCCAAATTGCCACCAGCGATCCGGCCTTCTCGATCAAAGCGTGCGCTTCGTCTCGATCCGCATAGCTGAGGCGAGGCACCATGACACCGCAGGCCCGCTCCACCCATTCGGCAGGCCAAGTCGTGCAGTCGCTCGCGCCCCAGACCATTGGTTTGTCTACGGTCTCAGCCAGGAAAGCTTGGAGCAGATCAGGAATGTCGCTCACGCGCGAATGACCTCCTGCACTCGAACTCCCACGAACATTAAGCCCTTGTCGCCGGGATAGCGGCGTTGCTGTTCAGCATCAGTCCACTTGCCGCCAAATGGGAAGTTCTGGCTTTGCCACAGCGTTTCGACCGTGAAGGAGACGGTGCGGACGCCAATGCCGGTCGTCTGCCTCTTCGGGGCTGACAAGTAGCCGGGGAAAAGCTTCTTCAGCCCGCCCGCCCAAACCTCCTGCGTCTCCTGGTCAAAAGCCGCCCAATAGAGATCGCAGAGAGCGCCTTCGGTCTGCCTCGCTTGATCCTTCACCGATCTCAGGAATTCGACGTTCACACCGGAAAGGACAATATCGACCTTGGCAGCCTGCCCGAAACGCGGATCTTCCACGGCGGACAGAGACACGAGCTGCCGGCCGGCAGGATCAGAGACCCCCGACCATTCGTGACCGCCAACATTCTGGGTTCCAACGCCGTTGTGCAGCCGCCATGTGCCTGAAGGCAGACCAAACTCAGCAAACCATGCGCGCGCGATGTGCGGGCGCCGCAGGAAGTCGCGGTCGGCTTCTGTAAAAGGTCCTGGCATCCTCAGTCCGCGAAATACTGGCGTACATCCGCATCGAAAACCTCGATCATGCGGACGGTAGCGCCGACGGTGTGAACCTGCTCTTCGACAGGATACTCGAAGTCTTGGATCATCAGGCGCATGGCCAAGACGGGATAGAGTGTAGCGAAGTCATCGGTGGTGATAGCCTTCCGGAGCGGTGGCCAGATTCGGTACTGTCCTTCACCGAGTTCCGCAGTCACCTGATAGAGACCGAAGTGCAGCGGGAAGAAGCCTATCCGGTCTCCCCACTTGAGTTTGCGGCCCCAGAACGCTGTATCGAGCGTGATGATCGTTGCCTCCTTCGAGGCAGCAGCGGCGACCACCACGTTCGGATAGGTGAAGCCCCACCGCATGCCGTTCGACCACTTCATGCCGTTCGACCAAGGCATATTGCCTGCCCCCGCCGCCACACCTGCCCGCGCCTTCTGCATCAGGTCTCGATCGGTCATCTGCCACCGGGAAGCGTTTGCCCCCTTCTGCTGAGCGACAAGCCAGCCGCGGAAGTGTCGGTACTCCTCGCCCTCCATCGGCGGGAATACGAACTCCCATACCCAGCCGCCGAAGGCAGACGCAACGCTCTGTGTGAAGTTGCCGATCGACGTGCTGCTTGAAGCTCCCACGGCTTCGGGACCTGCAAGCGGTCGCTGCGACACGACCGGCACATCAACAAACGGTAAGAGCCTTGCCATCAGGCGCGAGTCTTTCTGCTCTGTGAGACCTTGTTGCGGTCATCAATGGTCTTGCCGATGTTCTTAGTGATCTGCCGATCGCGCTGATCGAGCATCTTCTGCATCTCCGCGAGCGTCCGCTTATCAGCGTTGCCCTGCACGATGATCTGCGACCCTTCGATCATGATGTTGTTGTTCGCCGGTGCAGCCACCGGCATGGCAGGCGTGACATAGCCACCGGAGGCGTAACCCTTGGCAGCCTTGTGTGCCCGATCGAGATTAGCGACTCCTATGCGAGCAGTAGCAGCCTTAGAGAATACATATTCCCCGCGATGAACTATCCCGGCAGCTTGATGGGTCGCGCCGTTACCAGTGTATCCACCTGAGGCAAAGCCAACACCGAGGAACCCACCGATCAAGTTTTGGAAGAAGCCTCCGCCGAGGATGCCCTTGCCTCCTTGCGCCAAGTTCATGGAGTTGAGCAGCTTCAGAACGACCGGGATGGCCTGAAGTAGAGCATCCTTCCATGTCATGGTGCCCTCAGTCAGCCCCTTCAGGATACCGCCGAAGCCCTGCCCCGCCTCGTTCCATGCTTCCTGCACTTCCTTCGCATGCTTGGTCGCCACTTCAACGGCAGCCATCTGTGCAGCGAGACCCTGAAGCTCGGCGCGACGGGCGGGCGTGAGTTCAAGCCCCTTCTGCTGCACCTGATTGAAGAGGTCCGTCTCATACCGTAGGCGAGCAGATGCCTCTTCGGTCATGCCAATGGCTTGTTCTTCCGCCTTCAGAGAAGCAATTCGTCGGTTAGCGCCGTCTACGATATCGGAATACTTCTCGCCCTCGGTCTTGCCGCCTCCGCCCTTCTTCTTGGCTTTGTCGTCAACCGTGGTGATCCACTTCGACAGTTCCTTCAGCTTGCCGCTGGCATAATCTGCGCCCTCGCCAATGCTGGAGCCGATGTTGCCGATCCAGTCGGTCTTGCTGGCCTGATTGATGGCATCGTTGATACTGGACCCTACCTGCCCCGCAGCGCCCGCCCACGGATCGTTCATCCCGCCGAAGGATACCTTACCGATCGTGCCCAACTGCACACCGCCACCGGCGAAGCTGGGGAGCTTCGAGAGCATGCCATTGATGCCTTCGATAAAGCCGTTCAGCAGTTCGCTGACGCCGTTGACCATTGCCTCAACCGCCTTGATGACGGCGTTGGCCGTCTGGACCATGAGGCTGCCGAGCGCGGCTGGAAGAACGGCGAAGGAGGCCTTGATGCCATTGACGGCACCGACGAATACCGAGATCATCGTGTTGCCGGCGACCTTGAACACCTGCAGAACGTCAATCCCAAAGGCGCTCTTGATCTCGTCTCGGAGGACGTAGACAGCAGCACCGACGGCAGCCAAGGCAGTCAAAGTCAGCGTGAGAGGCGCGGCGGCCGCATACCATGCGACAGCGAACTGAGCAGCGGCCATGGTTGCAGCCGTCGCCAAGCCAGCAAGATAAGCGGTCACACCGAGGATGCCGCCGACGATGGCAGGGCCATAGATCAAAGCCAGTGCTGCAGCGGCGGCGATAGCATAAGGCGCTATGGTGTCGAGCGCGTTCGCCAGCCCGGTAAGGGCGGATGCTGCGAGCGTTGCCCACGGCACCATCTGGAGACCAGCAGCGAGCAAAGCTGTGAGGCCGACAGCCAGCAATGTCACCGGCGACAGCATTGCGAGGAAGGCCGCGCCAAGCGTCCTCAGCGGACGCTCTACGCCCATCAAGCCCTGTGCGACCTGAAGACCTTGCTGCATGCCAATGAGGGCAGCGTTCATCCCGCCAGCGGCCGTCGTGACGATATCGAAGCCCTGCGCCGCGAAGTTCGAGACGTTGTGCATCTTGGTCAGGCCAGGCACGTTCTGGTTTGCTGCAACGGCATGCGCCCGCATAGAGGCGGCCGCCTTATCAGCAGCGGTAGCTTCGGCCCGGAGAGCGGTCGCCGTGGCATTGGCGGCCTGAGATGCCATCTGTCCTGCTTTGGATGACGATGGACCGATGCCCTCTACAGCGGCTTCCGCACGCTTGGCGGCGCCAGAGAGCTGATCAAGCTTCGATGTCGCCTGATCAAGGCCAGTGGTTTTCGCCTCGATACCGAGAGTAGCCAGTTCAGCCATTCTTTGGTTTCCTCTCGCGCTTCACCACTCGTCGATCCTTGGCAGCGGCACGGATCGTTTGTTTCTGATCAGCAACGTCAGCCTCGGTGGCCTCGCGCCGCTGCTCACCGGTCTTGTTCAGGATAGAGGTGACGACTGTGTCGATCCGCCGGATAACCGACAGTTCCCACGGCGGGATGATTGCCCCAGTCATGCGACAGAAGCTCTCGATCTCGCTGAAGGTGATGGGATTGGCTGCAAAGCCGTATTGGCGGGTGTTGTGGAGCTCGACGAACCAGTCCCAGATGTACTCAAGGTCTTCGGCAAGCTCCGGTTCCGCGTCCGAAGAACGACGCGGAAGGAAGTAGGCCCTCGCGTAGTCGATCAGCTCGTCTGCGAGGGCATCATAAAACGGGCGTCCTCGTCGGCACGCTCGTCAATCTGCTCCCCGATATAGAAGAATTCGGGCTTGCTGATGATGGCAATCACGCTCTCTGGCGTGGCTGGCACCGGCTGGCCGCCGTTCGTCATGTTCCAAGACACGACCGCGGCAGCGACGATCTCATTGGTCTTTTCTTCGACCTCTTCGACCGTTCCAGCTCGCTTGGGGTTCTTCTTGTTCGCTAAGATGGCAGCGTTGCCGAGCCGACGGTGGACGCGTTTGACGGCTTCCGACCGGTAGGACCGAACCTCTATGATCAACCCGTTCGGTTGACGGGTGATTGGGTCGAGGACTTCCAGCGTCGAGGTCTGCTCGAAGTCAAAGGTTTGAGCCTTCGAAATGTCAAAGGACATGGATGCTCCTTACGGCGTGAGATCTGCCGGCTCGACAGTGAGCACAGCGGTGTTGATGCCGATCGAGAAAGTGCGCCTCAACACGTTGTCACCGGCGCCGATCTGCTTGCGCGCTGACATAACGAGGCCGCGGAAGTAGTCCACGCTGTTGGAAAAGCCAGCGTTTGGAGCGTCTTCGTACTCGATCTTGAAGTTGTAGAGGAACTTGGTCTGCTCGGCTGCGCGGATTGCGATCTGGCCTGCATCCTGCGGGTCGTCACCAACCACGAGCGCGACAGTGCCGGCGTCTCGTGCGCCCTTCAGGTGCCGCACACGGCCATCGCCAAGAGACTGGAAGCTGACGTCTGCGGACTCGTCACCCACTTCGCCACCGTCCTCGACTTCCTTGATCTCTGTCCAAGTCAAAGCTTCGAAGTCATCGATCGCGTTGGCATCGGTGGAATAGTCAATGGCGGTGGTGCCGCCGATGAACCAGCGGGTGCCGGTTGCGGTTGTGATCGCCATTGGCGTTCTCCTTTGTGGTTAGGCTGCAAAGGTCTCGTACTGGATGGTGACGGGCACCATCAGCGAGCCGTTTTGTGGCGGAAGCTGCGTCTGGTAGGGCTTCCGGTATATCTTCACCCTCACCCCGCTCTCGTGCAGGACGAAGTCTTTTGGGAAGTGGGCGATGATCTGGTCTGCTCGCTGCATCGGCACGATAATGCCGGTCCCTGAGCTGTAGTGGACCGTTACCTGCATGATGCCGCGGTGCTGCTGCCTCCCAGGCCCGAGCGTGCGGGTGTTGGTCGGGCCGGAGATGAAGGTGACCTCAAGATAGTCTTTCGGTTTCGTCTGGCCCGCCGGCGGAAAGGCAATGAAGGGCGATGCAATAGGCTGCGCTGGCGTGAAGGACAGCGCGGTCAGCCGATCCATCAGCGCCTTGAAGATGTTGGCTTCCGTGCCTGAGGGCATTCGTGTATCCCTTGGTGATGTCCGAGAAGCCGCCACTCAATGACAGCGAAGTCTATGATCGCCTGCACGAGGCGTGGCTTGCTGTTCAGGGGCGGACTGGCGAGACGACGCACGGCGACACCGCATTGAAGGTGGCTCGGACAATGCTCGTCACCCTACAAGGCGCTGTACTGAAGAAGATGGACGCTACAGACCCAGACGAGACTTTAGCTCTGCCGCCTTCCGATCAACTATAGGCTGCCACTGCTGGGCTGCGGTGCGGACAAAGGCATCAGGTGCCTGCCCGTTCGATCCGAACTCCCGAAAAGCAGCATAGCCGGCCGTGAAGCCGACATAGATAGTGCTCTCGATATCTGCGCCAGCTATGACCGCTTCAATCTGACCGAAGTCTGCCGGGTACGTCTGACCTTCGACCGGTCCGGAACTCGCGATGATGCGGGGCATTGCCGTCGTGGAAGCCAGCGCCGATGCTCTCAGGAAGCCAGTGTCGACGCGCATACGCCCGCCTTCGCTGGTAGGCTTCAGCATCTCCTCCGTGACTTCCTGCACAGCCTCCTTGAACACCGCTTCAACGGCTCCCGGCACCTTGGCTGCAAACGCTGCGACCTTCGCGGAGAATGATAGCTTTGCCATCAGGCGGCCTCTGCGCGATACCTGCGCGCGACAGCGCCGATATAATCAACCTTATACTGCACCCGGCAACGGCAGCCGCTCGTCTCGTTGATCGGCGCCATTGGATCACCGGGATAGCGCAGCATCGCACCGGAAGGGCTCAAGAACATCTCGTCGATACCTATGCCCTTGCCATTCAGGGCGCGGTGCGTATGGCGGACGCGGCTATCCCCCGCCGATCGCCAGACCTTCGTGATGTCCTGCGCCTCGACCTTGCCGCCAGCAATCTGCTGCCGGATCACCTCATCACGTGCCGAGCCGAGCGCCATCATGGTTTCGGTTCGAGCAATGTTCTCGCCACGGAGCCGAAGGTTGTTGTCGTTCAGGCGCGAGATGATCTTCTGCAACACTGCCGCATCAACCGGCTTCTCCTCGCGTATGGCCTTGGCAACCGTCCTGTCGAAGCGCTTATCCCGTGTCTGTAGCTCGAGATACTTCCGCATCAGGACTGGATCGCCTGAAGCCAGGTTCTGCCTCGCTCTTTCGATGAACTCGATCTGTCGGGTCGTCAGGCCGATGATGCCACCCTCCCTGCGCCCGGTGATCCTACTCTGCCGGCCGATCACGTCCAGAGCTGTGGCGCGAGGATTGAGGCCACGAGCAAGACCGCTCTCAAGAGCCATACGCACGCCCTGCCGCTGATCCTCAGTGATGTAGGTCACCATCGTTGACGACAGTTCGCGAAGGAGGCGTTCCGCTTCAGGGTTGCGGACACCGAAGCGCCAGATGACGCGAGCGCCGTCTGGTCCCTTAGTCGGCAGCTCTTCCACCACGTTGACGCCGCCGGCGTTGAAGGCTTCCTGAAGCGCAATTTCCAGCGCGGCAAACGCCTCTCGATCAAGCTCCATTGCCTCAATCGCGCCGTTGATGTCGCCACGTTCCAGCCGCTCGATCACCCGGGCAATGACGATGCTCGACTTGATGCCCTCGATGCTCTCGCGAAATGCGGCGGCAAGCTTGGGGTCGTACAGGTCGAGCAGTTCGTCGAAGGTCATGGGTTGGCCTTAGCGATTTGCTTTTCAGCCGTCTTTGTGGCCGGCTTCACCATTCCCTGCTGTTCGAGCGCGGCGGCTTTCTGTGGTGGCAGTTCGGTCTTCTCGCCCATGCGGTACCGCTCGAAGGGCACGACGACCTCGACCTTGACGTACTTCGCGCGTGGATCTGGTTTCTCGGTCATTGGTTCAATCTCCCTTGAACGATGTGCACGACCGGCGTCTGCCCGTCGTATAGGTTGGGGTCTGCGGTGACGATGCGATAGGTCTTGCCGTTGCAGGTGGCGGTGTCGTCTGGCTCCGGCGTAATCGGCAGGCCAACGGCGCTGATGTAGAGCTTGACGTCTCCGGTCTTGATCACCGTGCCGTCGATCTCGCGCGCCTCGTAGGTGTCGGGGAAGATCTTCGCCGGATAAGGCGTTGGTACAGGATCGCCGCCGAAGATATCGTCAGGCGCAGCATACCGCGTGACCGTGCCTGCTTGGCCGTATTTGCTCAGCAACCGCTCAGCAGTGGCCTGCAGGCGCGTGTAGAGAGGGTTGGGCATTAGACCTCGCAGGAACTATGGCGGCAGCGCCTTGTTGGTGCCATTCAACGAGGAACCCGACCATGACCGAGAAGAAGCCAGCAGAGAGCGACGATGCTCGTACCGGAAAAGACGCGGACAAGAACCGTGAGGAGCTTGTGAAGAAGGCAGAGAAAGGCCTTGAAGACGCTCACGGCAACAAGCCCAAAGACCAGATCTAATAACGAATGAGCGCTCTAACTGAGGTATTGCCGGCAGAGGCAACCAGGACGTTGTGCAAGATGCCGTCGATCACTGCGAATGATGGTTTCGGAGCGATCGCAGAGGCCGCCTGATATTCCGTCTCTTCCTCGATCAAGCCAACCTTCACCCGTTCCGCCTTGATAGGCGCTTTGCCATCGAAGTCAGGCGCGAGTGAACCCGGGTTCACCAGCTCACGCAGCGCGGCTTCATACGCAGCCTCTTCGACTTCGACTGGCACCTCGTCGTCCGCAAGCTGATCGCCCGCGGCGTCCACCGCGTCCGTTCGAGGCCATTCCCGTACCTGCGAACGGCCGCCCGCCTTCTTGCCGCTGAATCGCACGCGATACGTGTTGTCGATCCAAACACAAGCGCGCAACAGCGCAGCCTGTCGATCCTCATCGTCGCCGGTCGCAGCCCAAACCACATTGGCGCGAGCTTGATGATATGCGTCAGCCGCTGCCAGCGTTCCATAGTGGTCAGGCATCAATTCACCTCTATTGCTTTGAACGCTGTTAGATCGACCGTCAGCCATTCGTCGTCCGCCAGCTTCACGACAGCCGAGATTGCAGCCGCTATGTCATTAGTGTCGTGGCCATCCGCGTCGAACAGATTGGTTATCTGCCCCATGCGACCGTCGTTAGCGAGAGCTACGCGGTCGGAGCAGTTGATGGCCTCAATCTCGATCATCTGGCTATAGCCTTATAGAAAAAGCCGCCTCAGCGGCGGCTTGGATGTTTTCATATGGCAGCAGCCGCGGCGTCTGTTGCCGAGGGCAGCTCGTGCCCCGTTATTCTGCTGCGATCGTGAAGTCCTGGTCAAACGTTGACGTCTGAGTCCCGCTCATGTCGTGGATCGTGTAGGTCAGCGTGTATTGACCCGCCGGCGCGCCAGTCAGCGTCAGAGTGAAGTCCATCGAGAACTCCATGTTCGCGTTATGGCTCTGCAACACGTTCTTAGCGAAGCCTTTTTGGTCGAGGAGAACTTCGCCGCTCGCTGCCTTGATCTTCACGTCCGAAACGAAGTTGAGCTCGTACATGTCGTTGGGCAATTCCTTCCAGCCGAAGCCGATCGGCTCAACGTAGGTGATGACCTTCTCACCCGGCTTAAAGATGCTGGATTGCTTCTCCTGATAGATACCGTAGCCCTTCGAAGGCTCGGTGACGAACGTGAAGGTCCTTTCGGTCAAGCCAAGCTTCCCCCACGCCTCATAAGTTTTTTCTTCGGCCTTGGTAAGAACGTCACTTGGCGCTGAAAATGCGGGCTGTCCGAATATTAACACTGAAGCCAGGACGAGTGCGAGACGCATACAAATACTCCGTCGATAGAATGGAACGATCTCGCTAGTCTCGCACAGAAGGCTGAAGAATTGCTGACTGCTCTGCGCTGTCATGAAGGCAGCGCGCGGCGACAGTTGTTACGGAGCTACTTCCAAAGCATGGGACCTAAGTCCAGTCGACGGGAGCAGTTGCAGCATTATGTCCTCATGATGAACTTGCGCCCTCACATCCTTACGCTAATCATCGCAGCCGCTCTCGTCACCACTGCCGGGTTGGCGATGGCTGAATTTGCAAGTCTTCCCTTTTGATGGAGCCCGCCGCCTTTGAGGTTAGGGCGCCGGTGCGGTTCGGTAAAATGCACGACGTTTCGCTCGCCCTTATTTAAGCCAATCCGAAAGGACTCTGACCTAAAACGCCACATATCATTGATGCCGGCGCTCCCATTCGTTAACCGAACCACTGTTGATGAACGGTAGATGGTCGAGTTGAAATGCCGGAGCAAGAAATCATAGAGCGCACGTTGTGTCTCGGCGAGCGGACGTCTTGGACGCCGTGGCTTATGGGCGCTGGCGCGGCCCTCATGATTGCGGTGGGCGTCTTTATCTACTTGGCGAGCAGGCAGAGGCCGATGCTCT